TGCTTCTGGCGTTGCTCGAAAAGGGCGACAAGAAATTGTGGGAGGTGTGGCACTCGGGAGGTCATCGTTGGTACGTGCTATCCGTTATTTACCGCCTATTCTTGGGAAAAGGTTCGTTATGGGATCAAAAGTATCGGAATAGGTTGCTTCGGGTGGATGTTGATTGGGATAGGGTGGGTTTGATTGCTGAAATCTACGACCATGAAAGTGACCAAGAAAGCGACTATGTAATTGACCAAGTGCGTGAGGCGTTGGAGGAGTTGCATTGGTACGATAAAAGCTTATTCATGGTTTATGTTGAAAGCAAAAACATGAAGCGAATAAGCACCACGACAACCATTCCTTACAACTCAGTCAGGATGACAATAAAAAAGGTTAAGGATAAATTACAAAAAAAATTAAAATGATTGATTTGATAATAGCATCCGTAATGGGTGCAAGCTTAGGGGTAACCATTACCAAGTTAACCGGCATCGGTGATTCGATAGGATTTAAGCCGTTCAACTGCTTCGTATGTTTGTCGTTTTGGAGTGGCGCATTGTTCTACCTAATTGGACAAGATTTGTCCACGGTTCAAGCGTGGGTGTACTCGGCAGGTGCAGGTTTTACCTCGGCAATCTTTGCGTACTTTTTAATTGATAGAATTTACCGATGAATCCAGAGCATTACGATAGACGGGTTCAACCGATTGATTTAATCGATGCTTTCGATTTGAACTTTAACCTCGGCAATGTAATTAAGTACACTGCCCGGGCAAACTACAAACACGATAACCCGAAAGAGGATTTGATAAAAGCGATTTACTATTTACGAAGGGAATTAAAAAAATATGAAACTGATAAATAACATAAAAGAGGAACAGGCAAACCGCCTCGAACCTTTGTACCACAAATGGGTGCAGTTCAAAAACGAAAAGACCTTACGCCTTGTACCGGAGCAAGTGGCTATCATGGGTCAAGTATGGAGCGAACTAACAAACAAGCGTTGGAGCGGTGGATGCCAAGCGTGTACGGTCAACGCATTCAGTCAAGTGATGACCATGTACGATGCCTACTTGGATAAGCGTTACCAAGAGCAACATCAACTAAGTCAAGGTACAAATTTGGAAAGTAACCAATTAAAAAAAGAAGAAAATGCCGTTACCAAAAAGAGAACAAGGCGAATCCAAAAGTGAGTTCTTGGATCGTTGCATGGTCAATACCGTCATGAAATCGGAGTACCCCGATAGCATCCAACGGTTAGCGGTGTGCAACGCTTTGAACCGCAAGGAAAGCTACGAAAAGTTTGAAAGCTATTCAGACTACCCAAAAGCCGTAAGCAACAACGCAAAGCGTGGCATTGCCTTGAATGAAAAGAACGGGAATAGGTGCGCTACCCAAGTGGGAAAGGTTAGGGCGCAACAGTTGGCAAATGGTGAACCGTTAAGTGTTTCCACAATTAAACGGATGTACTCGTATTTGAGCCGTGCGAAAACGTATTACGAATCTGGAACGCCCGAAGATTGCGGTTATATTTCCTACCTTCTTTGGGGTGGTTTGGCTGGCTTGCGTTGGAGTGAATCAAAAATTAAAGAAATAGAAAAATGAGCGAGCCGAATGTTATTGACGAAGCGATTGGAGCGGTAGATTTGTACCATTCCATTGCGGACCTACTAATTGACGTATTGCATTCGGTTGATACGGTCAGCGTTGGCGGTTCTGCTGAATACGAATTGAAGCTGATGTGCGTTACCAAATTGAAGGAAATCGTTGAAAAAATTGAAATTTAATGCCAAGAGGGGAACATTTTAAGAACAAGGAGAAAGCGAAGGCGAACGGGTTTAGTTCCCATCCTGAAAACATAAATCGAAATGGGCGACCAAGGGCGTTGAAGAACGTTATTAAGGACGTATTCATGGAGGAGTTTAACCTACAACTATCTTCGAGCCAAGCCAACGATATGATTATGGCGATGCTTTGCATGACTGAAAAGCAAGTGTCGGACTTAGGAAATCGGGACGATGTACCCTTTTGGCTTAAAATGATTTCCAAGAAAATGGAGCGTGATATGAGCCGAGGTTCTATTCACTTAATTGAGGTTCTTTTCGATCGTGTTTACGGCAAGCCAAAGGAAACGGTGGACACTACGGTATCCATGCCACAAGCGGAAATCCAAATTGGTATTGTTCAACCAACCATTCCACTTTCAAACACGGAGGATGCAATCGTACTGGATTGATGTTTCAAACGTCTATCATATTTGAGCGCAATTACAACTCGACCGCCGAGGTGATCGTTAACCAAGGCGGTACATCTTCGGGAAAAACTTACTCCATCCTGCAAGTGCTTTGCCTTCGAGCAATCAATGAACCCGATCAAGTAATTAGCGTAGTTGGGCAGGACGTACCAAACTTAAAAAGCGGTGCGCTCCGTGATATGCAAACAATTGTATCCAGTTCACCCGATATTCAAAGTTGGATAAAAAGCTACAACGCATCCGATAGGATTTTTACGTTTTACAATGGTTCAATCATTGAGTTCAAAAGCTACCAAGATTCACAGGATGCAAAGAGCGGAAAGCGTGACTACTTCTTCCTCAATGAGGCGAATGGGGTAAGCTATGAGATCTACTCTGAACTTGCCATGCGTACCAAAAAGCAAGTGATAGTTGACTACAACCCTAACGCTCGGTTTTGGGTGCATGATAAATTGATAGGGAAGGAAGGCGTGGAATTAATTATTTCAGACCACAGGCACAACCCTTTTTTATCCGAAAATATACGCAAAAAGATTGAAGGGTTACGAAGCGAGGACGAGGAATTGTGGAGGGTGTACGCTCGTGGAATGACCGGTAAGATTGAAGGATTAATCTATCGTAATTGGGGTACGATTGCAACGATACCAACCGATGCGGAGTTGCTTGGTGCTGGGTTGGACTTTGGATTTACCAACGATCCGACGGCGTGCGTAATGGTGTACCGGTACAATGGTGAGCTAATCATTGACGAACTTTTGTACCATAAAGGGTACACAAATCAAGACATCGCCCAATTTTTTACCCAATCGGGTATAAGTAAAAGCGTTTCAATCGTAGCTGATTCGGCAGAACCAAAGTCAATCGAAGAGATCAGGCGCATGGGATTTAGGATTGAGGGGGCGCAAAAAGGGAAGGATAGCATCCTCAATGGTATCGACATATTAAAGCGGTTCAGATTAAACGTAACGAGCCGAAGCGTGAACCTATTAAAGGAATTGAACGCTTACAAATGGAAGGAAAAGGACGGCAACCCGTTGAACGTGCCGATTGACGCATTCAATCACGGCATGGACGCTTTGAGGTACTTCGCATTAAATAAATTAGCAGAAAAAAACAGAGGAATTTATGGCATCAAATAACAAAGTTTGGAGTAAATTAACGGTTAATCAGTGGCAGTTGCTTCAAGATTTACCGCAAGGCGACCAGTGGGAGTATATGCGTAGCGTGGTGGCTATCGTTGAGAATAACGGCTTCGATGCGGTCGATAACCTTACACCCATTGAACTACGAGAAAAGTACGAGGAAATCGCTACCCAACTGAATGAAGAACCATTTAAGCCGTTCAAAAACACGGTGAAGCTTGGAGGGAAAAGGTACTATATTACTCGTTTTTTTGATACAATTACGACTGGGCAATTCGTTGAATTATCGGAATGGTCAAAGGACAAGGAGAACCTACCCAAGAACCTACATTTATGCGTTGCTTCGTTATTAGTGGAATCAAATTGGTGGGGGTATCCAAAGAAGTACGATGGCAAGAAGCACGGTGAGCGTGCCAAATTGGTAAAAAGTGAGATGTTAGCCGTTACGGCTTTGGGTTTGTCCGCTTTTTTTTTGGGCAGTTGGCTGATGTTACTCGAAAATTTACCAACTTATTTGGAAGAGCAGTTGAAGGAGATGCAGAAGGAGATGGGCGACCTGACCTCGGCACCGGGTTCGCCGAGCGGTACGGTTGGTTAATTGTCGTTGACCGCCTTGCAGGATCGGACGTATTGAAGTGGGATGCGGTTTTTAATTTGACTGCGGTGGAGTTCTTAAACTACGCCAGTTACCAAGTTGAAAAGAATAAGCACGAAGCGTTTGAAATTCGCAAGCAGTCCAAGCTTAGGTAACATTTTACCGATTCCCATTTAATAAGTAATGGCATTTATCGAGTTTCAAGATGTATCGGGAGCATTCAAGGCAGGCGTTGCAGACATTGGTACTGGCGATGTTGACCTTGCGTTTGATGGTGTTGAGAAAGAAATCGTTGATTGGTGCAATGAGCAAATTCAACTATTCAGAAACAAGATAGATGCGAACAAAAGCCGTGCTACCGGTAACCTTCAACAGTCATTAGTCGTTGCACCGATTAAGCGATTCGGCAAAGATTTTGCCGTTGAAATCGAAGCACCCGAGTATTGGAAGCTATTGGAGTACGGACAAAAGGGAACGCAGGAAAGCACTAAAGCACCGAACTCACCATTCACGGTAAAGGCGTACCCACGTTTGGAAGACATGGTGAAATGGGTACAATTTAAGGGGTTACGAAGCGGAAAAAAAGACGTGTATTCTTTCGCTTCCCAAGTAAGAAAAAGCATATACAAAAAAGGAACGTACGCTCACCCGTTTGTAGCTCCTACATTGACCAGCGAACGGCTCGATGACTTGACGCAACGGGTAGCGGAGTTCACCGCACAAGCATTTACGGCAGTTTTATTACCGAAATAATTATGGCAATAACGATAGAATCACAACCGCAGGACTTTACCACGATGGGCAATCCCATTACGTTTGTCCTATCCAGTACCAACGTAGCGCAACCAAACTTCAAATTTGTTGCCGATGTTTTTGTTGGTGCTACTCAACTGATAAGATTAAAAACATCTCCCAACCCTTCCAATAACCAAGGGTACTTCGATATCCGTGAGGTGATGCGCACCCAAATCGAAATCAATACGGACATTGAAGAAGGTCAAGGGTTTGAGTGTGCCGATATGTGGAAGGAGTACACGGTTGAATTTTCAGAAGAGTACAGCGGTGCAAGTGCTACCACTTACGACTTCACGGGTACGGTGTACTGCGGTGCTATTGATACGTTAGATTTTCCGAGTTACGACTTTACCGATTACGTTGTAAGCAGTACGCCTGCGATTCACCAACTATTAACAAACCGCCCTCAAAGTTCACTTGCGATTGCTCAAGAAAATGGACACTTGCAAAGCGGTTACTTGTACGTTCCTTGCACGATTGAAAATACGGCTAACATTGATTATGTGCGTTACCGATACTTTTCAAGCGGAGGCAATTTGTTACGAGAGTATTTTTTCCAAACGAAAAACTACGCCTACCACAATGGCGGTGATCCAAACGAGAACAGTGTTATTACCGTTCCATTTATGCCGTTAGAGGTTTACTCGATTCCGAGTTCAGTTACTTCCGATTCCGTAGATGGTGCAACTGATTTTCCTTTTGACGATGGGTACTATTCACTTACTTTAAGCCGTAATCCCGACGATTCGCAATTACAAAGTGCGGAGTATTTTGTTCACTTAAACGTTGGATGCCAAAGGTTCAATGTTACCGAATTGCATTTCCAGAACCAACTCGGAGGGATAGATAGTTACGTATTTACCAAGCCGAACCGAGAAACGCAAACAACGGAAAGAACGCAAGCGAGTAAGCCACTTTTGACAATGGGCGATGCTTACACCTATACACTTTCAAGCTATTCCCGATTTAATGCGAATGTAGATTTTGTAAAGGAGTTTACGGTTACTTCCGATTGGTTAAATGATTCCGAATTTGAGTGGCTTGCTGAAATGATTAGAACTCCAAGGGCGTGGGTGCGTGGTAGCTACATGGGGGAAAGTGGAGTGGTGAACGTTTTGATTCCGATATTGATTACCAACACTGCTTACAACGTTTTCAAGCGAGAATTCGACCAACTGCACACGCTTTCAATTACTTATCGTTACACCTTTGACGAAGCGAAGCCACTATGAACACGGAGTTATTTATAGACGGGGATCGGTTAGATTTATTCGACGACATCGATATACGCCTAACGTTTTCGCTTTCGGATATTGAGAACCCTATTGAGCGAAAAAGTACGGTTAGCCGTACCATTGAAATTCCCGGAACGGCAAATAACGATTCGATTTTTGGGAATATCTACAGATTTGACCAGTGGATAGTTGGTTTTGATCCGAGCGTGCGTGCCTCGGCGTTGGTGCTTCAAAACGGAATCCAAGTATTTGAGGGTATCGCTCAATTATTGGCGGTCAAGGACGATGGAAAATTTAAGACCTATGAACTCGGTTTGTTTGGTGAGGGTGCAAACCTATTCAAACAGCTTGGGGATAGTGAATTAACCGACTTGGATTTTTCAGAGTTGAATCACGAATGGGACGGAGCGAACGTGGTTGATGCTTGGTATAATTCGGTGGGAAGTACAGGCAACGATTACTATTACCCTGCGATTGACTACGGTCAAGCAGGATTTACCCGTGCCACCGCTCCAAGTCCTTACGCTGATGTATTCACCACCTCGGATTTTTATCCTGCGATTTCGGTTAAAAAGTACGTTGATAAGATTTTTGCCAGTGCTGGCTTCACTTATGAAAGCGATTTTTTTACGTCGCAATGGTTCAAGCAGTTGGTTGTTCCGTATGGTATTAGTGGCGTGCCTTACATAACCGATGAGCAAGCGCAAACAAATCTTTTTTATATTAGGTTGAATAGTGATTTAACGCTTAATGGTGTAATTTTAGCAACTCAATATCAATTTGGAACGGCAACACCTTCGCCTTATTTTAATGGTGGAAATTACAATACAAGCACTAAGAAGTTTATTGCTCCTGCTGACCGAACCTATAACTTTCAAATACGAGTAACGGCTACATTGGTGCAAGGCACGGGACCTGCAACGCAAATTTTATTTACCTCGGCAATAAGAAAAAACGGCGTTCAAGTAGGTCCTAATTTGGATATACTTTTCGGATTTAATACGCCTGCAAATACGACTATTACAAAGGACTTTTTCGTTCAAGACGTTGCAAATTTAGGAGATCAATACGATGTTATTTACGAAGGTGGTTCGCTTGGTTATACCATTTTAGTTGATAGCAGTAATACTTATTGGCTGAATCAAATTGCAAGTCCTCAAATGAGTATTGGTGATACTTGGGACATGAACCAAACTATCGTACCAAAAGTAAAGCAGTCGGATTTTCTTATGGGATTAGTTCGTATGTTTAACCTCTTTTTAATGCCTGACAAGTACAACCCAAAAAAGTTGTATGTTGAGCCGTTTTCGGATTTTTACGATACCACTAACTTCTTAAATTGGACGGACAAATGGGATATTGAAAAGGGTTACGATGTTGTACCGGTTGGTTACATGAACCCGAAAACGTACAAATTCCAGTACAAAGATGGGGGTGGTTACTTTGAAAAGCGTTATCAACAAGCATATCAAAGTGGGTACGGTAGCCGTGTGTTCATTTCCTCGAATGAATTTAGCAACGGAGAGCAAAGCGAGGACGTTTTGTTTTCAAACAGCGTAATGGTTGGCTTTTCACCAAGTCCACGCATTTACGCCAGGTACTATGATATGGATAACAAAGGAACGGCAAGCGGTGGCGATGTGGCGTTGGACGTGAAACCAGTTACTCCAAACCTGCGCATCCTTTACCATGAATTTATTGAGTTTCCAAGTGAAACGGAGTTTGTTTTCGAGGGTACGGAATACACCAGTTATCCGTACGCAGGTACGTTGGACAATCCGTACAACCCTACTAAGGATTTGTGTTTTGGAATACCACGGGAGTTGTACTATCAAAGCGATGAAACGAGCGGAGCGATTTATAGGTACACAAATAACAACCTATTTAACCGCTTTTGGTTAGACTATGTAAACCTATACACTAACAAGGATGCGAAAAAAGTTAGCTTACAAGTTCAACTCACGCCTGTTGATATTGCCAACCTTGACTTTCGCAAATTGATTTACTTAAATGGCGTTCTTTTCTACTTAATATCGGTGAGCGATTACGATGCGAATAGTGAGGAAAGCACCAAGGTTGAACTTTTGAAGGTGTTAGATTTATCATTATTTACTCCCACCGTGTTTGAGTTAACTAACGGAACAGGAGCGTTTATTGACGATGAACCAAAACCACAAATAATTACTGAATAATGGCAGACGTAGAAAAAGATATAGTTTTACGAGTTAAATCGGACACCGAACAAGCCACAGGGCAATTTAAGACCTT